GTCGGGCTACTTGTGCCCACCGACACCGGAATGAATAAATCAATCATGGACGCCACGGCCACGGTGCGGGAATACTTTATCGATACCCGTTTCCATGACTACGACACGCAGGCGCAGGGGCCGGACAACAAGGTCACAAAGCGTGCTTTCTTCGTTTGGCCTGACAGGCTCGAAGAAACGACCGCGTCCCTATACCGTCCAATGACCAAAAAGGGCGATCCGCGCCTGTGGTTTCGCCGTCTCGGCAATTACGCAGATCCATTTAACCTTCTTGCGCTCATTGTTCGCGATGATGCCGTTTACATCATCAATTGTAGCCGCGCCGAAATTCTGGCTTCCATCAATAGGCCGGATACACCGCTCGGCGAGATCGCGGCACATGCATTACCCGTTGGCATTGATCCCGTAGTCGCAGAGCTCTTAGACATGATCGGTGAAGTTTCTGCGCGAGGTTTTGTGTCAACGATGCGTCCCGGTGATACCGGTATAGGAATGACACTCGAAACGTTGCTCGGAATCGATGCAAATTCCAGCAAGGCACCGGACTACAAGGGAATCGAAATCAAGGCTAAGCGGATCAAGAAAGGCAGAGCGAATCCAGATAGATCGAGGGACCAAGGACATGGCAGAAAACATCAAAAACGCGCTCACAGAGCTTCTGGACGCCATCACCGATACAGGGGTGTTCGTGGACTTAGAGGCAGACTGCGAAGGCGATGGACCGGTGATTCAAGCATATCAGGCGCTTGATCTACCGGTGCCAGACGACATCCAAGATTGGTTGGTCCAGGAATGAACCAGATCAAGTCAGCCGACGATTGCCCCGCCGTGGAAAAGCACACCGCCAGCCCGTCCGGTTACGTCGCTTGGCACGATTGGGCGGAGAAGAAATCGCGACGGCACAAGCAGATCAAATGCCCGACGTGCGGGTATCTGGCGATCTGGAAACGGAAATGAATGGAGCGCCTATGGGGAATGTAACCGACATCCAAGACCACCTACCGCATATGGCCTTCGAAGCAATGTGCGTGTCGTGCTACCGGCGCTGGATAGCCGTTACGCCTACGGAAATACTTTTGAAAAAGATGGAATGTCCCAGTTGCACATTAGTCGGGGCCGTTATTAACACCGGACAGGAGATCTAAATTGACTGACACAAAACAGAACGAAATACCGAGACGCGCCCGTGTTGACCTGATGACGCCCGCTGAAGTGGCAATCACGGACGCTATGGGTGCCGTAGAGGAAGCAGGCGCGGATGTGCGCTTAACCGACGCCTCAATCTTGCTCTCCGAAGCCCGCGAGAAAGTCGCCGACTTCGTTGACAGCGTTTCCAACTAGGCGAGGGACCAGGGACATGGCGCACACAAGAACATCAGGCCCATTTAACAGCACTCCGTTTTCATCGTGCTGCGGAATAGCCTCGACGGATTACCAGGGCAAACCCGCCGGCCACTGCCACGGCTGCGGCGGGAAGATGGATTACCACGACAGCGGAGTGCCGCCGAGCAGAGGGGGCGTCTGCGGCATGTGTGGTCGCCCGTACAAAGGCGGGCCGCAAGACGCTGGCGCTTGTAACTGCTGAACAACAAAGGAGGGAACAGAACGATGAGCAGCAACCACTACGGCACGCACCCTTTCATGGTGGACAGCGGGACTTTCTGGCGCTGTCGGCACGGGGCTGCCCCCATAAAATATTGCCATCGTTGCGGGATACATCACCCGATCCGGCATGTCGTGGCAATCGTCCGATATTGGAAAAACCGGAATTCATAGGGAGCCTCTAGCGGGGCGGAAAGGACGACGATGGAATACGCACATATAGCCACGTGGAGCGGTAAAGACGAGACAGAGACGGGCGAAACGTGGGTCAAGGTCAACTCGAAAGAGGCATCCATAATTTGCGATGCACTGGAGAATCACAGCAAGGCGCACCCGCGCCGCCCGACCATCGCCAAGCTTCGGGATCAATGGGCTATGTGTATGCCGTACTTCGGCTAGAGCACAAATCAGGAGCGAAACGATGGAAAAGATTACAGCCCTTGTTGGGTGCCAAGAACAAAACTGCGCGGAGAACGTCAGCTATCCGCTCTACATGGTTCGTATGTTGAAAGGCAAGCCTATCTGCGAGGAATGTTTCGATGATTTGCCGGTTGATGACCGTCTGAACCCCGAAGATCAGGACGGTGATACGATAGCGTGGGGCGCCTTGCAATCCGTGGCGTTGTCCGATTTAGCCGAATAACAAGGAGCGCCAGCATGGATATTTTTGGATACTTCGACAACCCCATTCAAACGAAACCGGCCCGCGACCCCGGCTTGACCGCGCCATGTCCGGTTTGCACCGAACCAGTCGGAGAAGTGGCAATAAAAACCATATCACTGATTGCCCATCCTGACGACGGGCGCAGCTATTTCTTCCGTGCACATAAAGACTGTTGGAAAAACGCCAGCGAGGACGAGCAGTCGCATATCGAGAGTCTGCTTATTGATAACCGGATCGATTGAGGAGCGAGAGAATGGATTGTAAACCGCACGACTTCACAGGCCCGCTGGTGAGCGGGAGCATCAAATACAGCACCATGATCCAGTGGAAGCGTTGGCTCGATCCTGACACTCCAACCTGCGCTGCCTGCGGTATGTCTAAGGCGATGGCGGATTACCTCGCGGCGACGGTGCAGAAATGAGCAACCGGCACAGATATGCAGCATCGATGCTGGCGGCGGTGACTGCCCTGCAGGGTGGGCCGCCCCAGCAGATCCTAACGCGCGAGGTCGAAGTCGACCCGGACGCACCGCCGGCGCCTGAAAAGGTTTGGTTTCAGGACGGGTGCCCTATCTGCAAACGGCCCTTCAAGACCCAGGCGGCGTTCGACAGCCACATGACCAACTACCACGGGGAGAAGTGAAATGGATATAACGGCCGCCCAGCTTATCGATGTGTTGAAGCGTCTGCCGCCAGTCGAATCACACGCCTCGCCGTTCATAGAAATCAGAGTGCGGGAGTCATTGACCCACTTCGACGCAACGGCGGAGATTTTAGCGACGCGAGTGAGAAAATTCCTGCGGTTCTGGAAGCGCGCGACCGATAAAGGCGAGGTATGGGTTCTGGATCTTGATAATTACCGGTGAATCGGGCTACAATCCGGCCCCGAGATATGAAAAGTCAGGAGTTTCAAATGAGCGATTTAGATCGGCTGGTGAAAGCCACCGGAGACTGGACGACCAAAGAACGTGGCGTTGCGGAGACACCGAAGCCGAAGCCGAAGCCGAAGCCTACCGAGAGCCGGAAGCAGAGACGGCGGCGCAATAAGGCGAAGAAAAAAGCCGCCGCCACAAAATCTTGACATCAAGGCTGTGCGACCCCTTAATATGGGCATCCAAATCCCTCGCTTTTATGCGGGGTTTTCCGTAAGGGGAACAGCCTGATGCCGCGCCTTAAAGTGCGCGAGATGTGGCAGGAGTGTTTCAACCGCAAACGCCCTTTGCTGCTTTCGGATCTCAAACCCAACGTTCATGTGATGATGCGTGCTCACAACTTGATGTGCGCGCAGGGTAAAACCGAGGTCGCCAACGTCACTGGCTTTTTTTCCATCCTGGCCGAGTGGTCGCAGGCCGAACTGTCGGCGCCCGCGAACGACAATACCAACGGGGCTACTCCTGATGGCGAGGGGGTGCGCAATGACCGCTGAGAACGTCGGGATCGCGATAGCCCCGACAGTTTTTCCAATCGAGCCCCTGGAAGCAGGTAAAGGCGGTGAAGCCGGTGCATTCCAGATCGGAAATGCCGAATTTATCGATAAGGTTTTCCCGCTGTTGCCCGAAGGTGCCTTTGCAGCAGTCTCGTCAAAGAGTGGCGACCCTGGTCTGGGCGGATGGCCGGCCTGTCGCGCGGATGTATCCGCTATGACTCTATCCACCGAGACTAACAACTTCATCGGTTGTTCGAGCTTTTATCCCGGCGATGATGGCCTATTCCGGGCAGGGCGTGGATCTGGACGAAGAATCCCTCGTGGAGCCAGCGGTGATGACATATGCCCCCCAGGCGGCCAGCGTGGTCGCGGACGAGGCTATCCCGGTGACTGCCGGCAGCTTCGCCTATGCAGGGCAGAGTATCGCTCTGTTCGCATCCGAGATCATCAGGATTGTGAAAGCCTCGATGACGTATGCGGGGCAGGGTATCAACGGCCTGTCAGATGGCGCGACCCGGCGCGGCGTGATAAGGATCTGGCGGCGCTTCTTTTAACCAGCGAGGGAAATGCAAATGGCTAGTGGCAAACTGATCGACCTGATTGACAAAGTGAACCGCGTACCGGGCGCGGCAGAAATGTCCGTCACGGCGCTGGGGTGTCTTGTGGTGCGCGCGGGCGGCGCACTTCGCATACCGGCAGACGAACTCGCGGCCCAGCCCTCTGGCAACCTCGTTATGAGCTTTGACGACACCGGCGCGGCGATCCTGCTCTACAAGCCGATCATCGACGCATAAAAAAACCCCCCGGTTTTTACGCCGGGGGGAGTGGGTCGTTCTGGGGGCTACATACGGGCGTCAGGGATAGGCCATCAGCCCGAGATATATTCTTCCCACACCTTCGAATATTGAGCAAGCCATTCCCGCTGATACTCCATCACCTCGCGGGACTCGGTATCGAGCGTCAACAGCAATTCCTCGACCTCCATCGCGTGATATTCCTGCGTCTCGCACCAGAGCATGTAAACGCCGGTGAGGATCTCTTCGGAAAGCGCCTCGCACACGACCTGATGATACTGGCAGACCTGCCCGATAAGCTCGCCGTTCGTCTCGAACACGCCAAGGATGATATTATCGCTATCTACGCTGGGCGCGACCGGACCGATTTTGTCATGCACAAGGATGGCTTCGCTTTCTCCGACCTGATGGCGCAGGAACGATCCGGCCGCCGGATCTTCACCGTATACAAAGCCTATCTTTTCGAGCATATCCCGAACGAAGCTCTTGGTCGGATAGTCTTCGGGGAACTCGTTGGACTTCGCATACATGACGATATCGTCCCAGAGCTGCGCCCGGTTCTCATGGCACACGCGCGGGATTGTATTGTTGAAGTGTCCCTCGATCACGGCGGCAGCGTCGATGAACCCGGCGGAGGCGCAATCGGTGGAATCCGGTTCGGCCCTGTTGTCTGCCAAAACCCGCTCTAATTCGAGTTCGTCCAGCGTCTCTCGTACAGCGCGCCCGTACTTGGTACCGATAATTTTCACGAGATCGCCGTGACAGACCGTCCTGCACTTCGGACATTCGCCATATGGGCAGATCTCGCCTGGGTGGACGCGTAACTGGAAATCCTGAATTGGCAACGTATCTTCGGCCATTCCTTCCCAGTCGCACGATTCACATTTTACGGGGGTGGGCATCACCGCGAAAGCTATCGATGTCATGTTGCGTTTCTCCTATGTCCCGAACCGTGATTGGCGCAGGCGAAGGCAGGCGACCGGAGCCGCCTGCTATCGTCTGGGTCAAAAGTCTGTGATGCGGAATTCTATGTCGGGGTAGTCGGCTTTAAGCTGTTTCAGCGCCAGTTCCCTGCCGTTGATCGTGTCGTCGAAATCACCAACGTATGACTTGAATATCGTGTCGTCTGCATCCCGCCGGAACGACATGCCGACTTGGTATAGATCCACCGTCGAAGGCACACCGACCGCCGGAGGCGGCGGAGCTTGCTGGTACATCGTCGGCACAGGTTCCGCGAGCATGTCCAGCGCGAAGGCGGGCCGCAGCGCCGACCATGCTGACACGGTGCAATGGGTCATTCGCACGACGCCATCCTCACCACGCACCACGCGATCGATATCGAAATCTTCGTGCGCGGCTGACGCTGTGTTTACCGATGTGATGCGGAACTCCGCTTCGGGTGGCATTAGGGATAGCATCGTCATGATGTCAGATACGTTCATTGTTTTGCTCCTGCCGCGGCAAGGAATAGAACCCGACCGCCCGTGTTCATGGACTTCGACCGGATGTCCGTCTCCGCGACAAAGTGCGTCACGATGACCGGCCCCAGGCCGTGCTTCGCCTCGTAGGCTCGGATGAACACTCCGGCGTCTTCATCCTCTTCAAGCCACATAGTCTGTGTCTCGGGCTCGATGTAGCTGTACCGGGTGATATCCTTCGACGTGAGCCCAACGTCTGCGAGATCGTCAAATGTGACGGTAAGCCATGCGTGGCCGGGATCTGCGATAAGTGAAAATGATTTCTCGCTCATGTGTTTGCTCCATCTAAGAACGTGCCACAGTCGGCACAGACGCCCCGCCCAGTGTCGCGGTGCTGTATGCATGGCCGGTCGTCGGCTGGCGCTTCCCCGTCAATCTCGACACCATCGACTATCGAGCCCGGCGTACCGTTCATGTCGACACAATCGACCACGCCATGCAGCAGAGCCCGCGCCGCATCCTCGTCCGGTGCCATAACGCGAGCGGTCACTGTGAGTGTTACGTCAAATGCAAATTCGGGCATGTCAGTGTGCTCCCCCGGCTTGGATCTCGTCAGCGTCGACGGCACTGCGGTCGCTGACTTCCACGAAATCCTTTGCCGCTTCGAAGTCATCGGCATATGCGTCGGCGTCAGCGTTCACGGCGTCGATGGCCGCCTGGGAGTTTTCCGCTTCGATCTCGACGATTATCGCCTCGATGACGGTTTGCTCTATTCGTACATTAAATTTTGGCACGGTGATCTCCTGTTTGGTTTCCCTACTCGGACTGAGACAGGCGAAGGGGCGGAACCAACCGGCCCCGCCCTATCGTCTGTGTCAGTAGCCTTCGGGCTCGATAGCCTCGTCCGCCTCGTATTGAGAGTTGGTGAGCACATCGAACCGATAGCCCGCCAGCTTCTCTTTCTCGCAATCCTCGCAGACGCGGCACAGGTAGATCCCGCGCGCGTCGCTCTCGGGCCATGTGGGCTTTCCGCTGTCCGTGCAGGTGTCGTTCATGTCTCTCATGCAATTACGGTCGGTCATGTGTCAGTTTCCCTCTATGTCAGTTATCAGCGCGCGCGCTGCGGCGTGGACAGTGCAGTTGTGCTGGGCAATGTGCAGTTCCAGCAGTTCCTTGAGCGTGGAGAGCAGCACGGGCGCCTTGTGGATCATCCGGGCGTGGTACTCGTCACGGCTATCGCGGATAGGCACGGTCGCGGCGTCTCCCATCTGCAGCTTCGCGACCGTCAACAGGGCTTCTGCCCAATCGTCGGTATCGTGGTACGTGAGGGTATCCTCAACCTGAACAGAGAACCGGTGCTCGACATCTTGCTGCCGGTCAGCGGGGTTCTGGTAATCGACCCATACGCGGATCTCGCTGCCGTTGCACAATCCGGCATTCCAGCACGGGCAGCCGTCATTACCCCAGCTAATATCCACCCAGTCCGCTGGTATCGGTGTGTCCTGATCGCTCAACACGAAGCCGGGGAATTCGGTTTTATAGGTCGTCATTCTGTGACCTCGATGGAAGCTGACACGGTGCCGATGGCATTGCCGTTCTTGTCCATGATGGGCCCGTTGACGCTGCCATTATCCGCGAGTTTGGCGACAATCCGTGTCAGCGATTTTTGTGCGTAAGATATCAAAACAAATATAGGCATTTCATCGAACACGGAATTACCGCTATCGATGGTGATGTTCAATTTGACATGGTGTGGCATGGGACTGGTTCTCCTGTGATCCTGACCGGGACTGGTGCAGGCGAAGGGGGCGAAGCCGAAGCCCCGCCCCTATCGTCTATATCAGCCCGCGCGCATATTGATCCGGTCGTGAAGGCCGTCACGGAACGATTTAAGGATGTGATATCCGGGGGTGGGAAACCAATTCCATCCGGGATAGTCGGCGCTGGGGTTGCTCCTGATGGCGCGCAGGGCAGCCCCCATTGCGCGGACACTGACGGCACGACCTTCTGGGGTCTTGAAGTACCTTGGGTATGCAGCGCGCATCAGTCGTCACCCAGCAGGCTAACGATGCGCCAGTTGAACGCGCCCATCGCGCACACTATCGCGCTGATGACCCACGGATCGAACATGAAGCCCGGCACTAGGCCGCCGCCGCTGGGCGGATTTCAATGACCGCCGCATTGCCGCCCGTGATGAACGTCGCGTCATACCAAACCCGACGATTGCCACGATTGGTGCAGACATTGTAACGATTGGTAGAGGTAGCCATTTGATTGTTCTCCTAGATCAGTGGGTGAAAGCGATAACGACAGACACGCCCCAGAGCACGAGGACCGCGCCCAAGACACAGAGACAGGGAAAGCCGGGGTACAAGTACCAACGCCGCAAGGTACGCTCAACGCGCCCCCGACCGCGCCGAACAATACCGTTCGAAAGCGTGACCGGCTTCAAGGTGTGTGCCTATCAATGAAATAGAACAGACCGCCGATAACCACCGTCCAGCACATCCCCAGAACAAGCCATGTGTCTAATGGGTCCATTGGTGCTAATCTCCTGTTGTTGGACTGAAACGAGTTCACGTTATAGCCGCACACGATTAAGCGCAAGTTAATTACGGGAAGGCGTTTTAGACCAGTTCAGCCCTTAACGGGGTCAACAGCACGATTGGGCATTAAGACGTAAATCGCCGGATCGTCACCAAAGGAGAGCACAATGAAAGTTATCACAGCCATTGCGACAGACGTTCACGCGGTCACGACTGACGGCGAGGGGTGGAACACGTTCACACGTCATAGCGCCGATCATTGGTCCGCACTGATGGGCGAGAGCGAAGAGCAGATCTACGCGGCTGACGAACTGGACGACTTGGAAACGGCGTTCCACGCATATCAGCGCGAGGTAGCGGAGAGAGATGGGCAAATGCCCAGGCCGGACCGGATCGAGTTCGTCGGACGTGGTGAGTTCGCCATCTATCAGGGCGGCGTCAAGGTTGGCAGGCTTAAAGACGGCGTGACCCCGCTTATCCATGCGACGTGGGCGAACCTGTTGAACACCAACCCGGAGCTTGCCGACACGTATATCGCGGGCATCGCACACGGGATAAAGCACATGGTCATGCATATGTATACCCCGGAATATGCTCATTTCATGGCAAATGAGGATGCATAAGCCGAAAATAAGGAAGCACTTAACGGTGTGATTACAGCCACTTAAGGCACAATCCCGGAGTCCGGGAAACAATTACGATCATTCTAAACTAGGAAAAGGAGACGGCTATGACAAAGCCCGCCCCGACGAAGCAGCCAGCTAGACGCAATCCCGCTGCGAAGAGAAAGGGCAACGCCAAGCCCAAGTTCACGAAGATCCAGATATCTAACGCGCTGACCGAGGCCGCCGGGATGATAACGCAGGCCGCCGCCGTGCTCGCCAAGCGGAACAAGACATCATGCAGCCGTGCGACGGTGTACAACGCTCTCGAACGCTGGCCGGAGCTGAAAGAGCATCGCGGCGAGGTCGCAGAGGAAACCAAGGACATTGCCGAGACTGGGCTGTTGAAGGCGCTCAAGGCCGAAGAGCCGTGGGCCATCAAGTTCTATCTCACCCGCAAGGCAAAGGATCGCGGTTATGGCGTTATCAGTACAGTCGAAGTCTCCGGCATCAACGGCGGGGCCATCCAATCCGCCGTTGAGCACAGCGTCACCCTCGCAGACATCAGCGGGAAATCATCGCAGGAGCTTGCAGACATCTATAGAGCGGCGTGTCAGCACCCTACTACGGTCAAGCACTGAGGGCACCGAGGAAGAGCGGGAGTTCACGCGGGCTGCGATCCGGGCCCATTGCGCGGACAACATCGTCGATTGGTGCAACGACTGGCTCTGGACGTATGATCCGCGCCTTATCGCCATGAACGAACCGGCAATGGTGCCGTTCGACCTGTTCCCCCGGCAGGCGGAGTTCATGGAGTGGATGCTCAAGCGGGAGACAGGCGCGGAGGACGGCGCGGTCGAGAAGAGCCGGGACATGGGCATCACGTATCTATGCGGCGCGTATGCCCTGCACCGGTGGCTGTTCAAGCCGGGCTTCAAGACGACATTCGGTTCTCGCACCACGGATGACGTGGACGAACTCGACAATCCCGACACGATCCTGCAAAAGATCAGGATCATGATGCGGCACTTGCCGTGGTGGATGCTCCCAGCCGGGTTCAACGAGGGAGAGCACAGCCGGTACATGAGGATCATCAACCCGGCGACCGGGAGCGCAATCACCGGTGAGGGCGGCAAGAACATGGGCCGGTCGGGCCGGTCGTCCATGTACATCGTGGATGAAGGGGCGTTCCTCGAACAAGCTGAAATGGTCGACGCGGCCGTCACCGGCAATACGGACTGCGCGATCTGGGCGAGCACGGTCAACGGCATGGGCAACGTCTTCGCCCGGAAGACGCACAGCGGGCAGATCCCGGTATTCAGGTTCCACTTCACCGACGACCCGAGGAAGGACACGGCTTGGGAAAAGGAGAAGCGCCGGACCACGGACGAGCATGTGTTCGCGAGCGAGTACGACATCGACTACTCCGCTTCGGTCGAAGGCATCATCATCCCGGCACGGTGGGTGGCGTCGTCGGAGAAGCTCAAGAAGCTGATCGAGGTCAAGCCATCCTTCCAAGGTATCACCGGGCTGGACGTGGGCGGCGGTGGCAAGGGTGCATCGGTGGCGGTCACACGTAAGGGGCCGGTCGTCATGCCACTCGAATCGTGGGGCAACCCGGATACAGCGAACACGGCCTTCAAGGGGCTCGAACACGCGCGGATCCATAACAGCCAACACTTGAACTATGATGCGCCGGGCATTGGCGCTGGTGTGGCGAGCACGTTGAAGAACGCCGATACCGGGCCGATGCGGGTAAAGGGCGTGAACACAGGTAATCCGCCGACCGATAATGTATGGCCGGACGGACGAACGGCGAAGGAGATGTTCGGCAACCTCAAGATTGAGCTGTGGTGGGTGACGCGGGAGAGGTTCCAGCGGTCGCACGAACTGTACCTATGGCTGACCGGGGACAAGATAGCCGGGTTCGAGCATCCCATCGAGGACTGCATCGTGCTGCCGGACGACTGCCAGAAGCTCATAACCCAGCTATCAAGCTGGACGTACTACACGAACGACAAGGGCAAGAGGATGGCGACGAGCAAGCCTGTCATGGCGAAGCTGGGCATACGCAGCCCGGATGAAGCTGACGCTCTGGTGCTCACAATGAGAGAAATCGACGATGGAGAGGTATTCCCGATGGCTGACGGACAATTGATAGTGGATCCGTTCGAGATCCCGGCGCACTGGCCGAAGGTGTTCGGGCTCGAATACACCCCGACTGGTACTCAGGTGATCTGGGCAGCGACGGACCCCGGCACGGCGACAACGTACCTCTACACCGAGCATTGCCGGGAACATGCCGACATATCGACCCATGCGGACGCCATGAAAGCGCGCGGCGTGTGGGTGCCGGGCATCGTGTCGGCGGTCGGGCAGGGCAGAACGAAGAAGGAAACGGAAGCGGAAGTGCTGCGGTTTCGCCAGGCAGGGATCAAGATGGCGATGTCGCTAACCCCCGTGGAAGCTGACGTTGCGGCGACATGGCAGAAGATGAGCAATGGGCAGGTGAAGGTTTTTTCGACGTGCCAAGACTGGCGGGAACAATTTGCTGTTTTCAGACGGGACTTAAATGGTAAGGTCATGCCGAAGACCAGCCCTCTAGTCCTAGCGTCTTGTACGCTAATGAGGAATGGAATCCAGATAGCGAAGCTCCCCCCGGTCAAGCGGATCGTGGGGGAAGTGGAAGCAGCGGACTCTAGGGCGGGATACTGATGAACGACCAAGCCTACAGCGAAGCAATCGAGACTGGCGACGAGGACGGGCGCGACCCCGCGATCGATGTCGAGAAGAAGCTTGAGGCAATGGCGTCAATCGTGGATGGCCTTGAACGTCTCGCCACGGAGCAGAAGAGCCGCCGGCAGACCATCGAAGACCGCTGGATAGAAGACCTGCAGCAGTATTACGGGCAGTACGACCACGAAACGGAGAAGAAACTCCGCGAGAAGAACCAATCCCGCCTCTTCGCGAACATGACCCGCCCGAAGTGCCATAGCTGGGAAGCACGGCTATCGGACATGCTGTTCCCGACCGACGACAAGAACTGGGGCATCATGCCCACGCCGGTCCCGCAGTTGACGGACGAGGCGAAGAAGGCCGCGGAAGCGCCGGATGGGGCAGAGCAGGCCAAGGCCGCCAAGGGACTGATTGCCGAGGCTCGCGACCGTGCAGCCCGCATGAGCGAAGAGATCGAGGATCAGCTTGTCGAAGCCAACTACAACTCGAAGTGCCGGGTATCAATCCGTGACGCCGTTCGTATAGGCAGCGGGATTATGAAGGGGCCGGTCGCAGGCAACAGGACAAAGCGCGGCTGGGGTTATGATCCCATCCAAAAGGTCTACGTCCTGCAAAACAACAGCGACCCCCGCCCGGCGTACCATCGGACCAACCCATTCGACTTCTTCCCCGATATGTCGGCGTCAACGATGGCCGAGAGCGAATTCGAATTCGAGCGCCATTCCCAGAACCGGAAGCAGTTGCGCGCGATGGCGAAAATGCCGGGGTTCAGCAAGCAGGCACTCCGCGATCTTCTCAACGAAGGGCCACAGAGTGAGCAGCCCGAGTATATCGGCCAGTTGCGCGCCATTCTCCGCACCGGTGATACCGGCAACGAGCGGCGCTTCACCGTCTGGGAGTACCACGGCAGCCTTGAGCCGGCAGACGTTCGGATAATCATCGAGAGCATGGGCGCCGGGCAGGACAGCGGGACCGTTGACGGGCTGCACGTCGAACTGGATGACATCGACGAACTGGAAGAGACACGGCTAGAGATATGGTTCTGTCAGGGGAAGGTTCTGAAAATCGGCCTTTCCTCGCTGGAAACCAATGACAGCCTGTATTCGGTCTACAATTTCGAGAAGGACGATACCTGCATCTTCGGTCGCGGCGTTCCTCGTCTCGCCCGTGACAGCCAGTCGGCCGTCAACGCGGCGTGGCGCATGACGCTGAACAATGCCGGTGTGTCGGCAGGCCCGCAGATCGTCGTCGACAAGGAAACCGTCGAGCCCCAGAACGGCAGCTATTCGTTCACGCCGTTCAAGGTGTGGCTCAAGACCGGCACCGTAGCTCCTGGAAACAAGCCGTTCGAGATCTTCGACATACCGAACCGCAGCGGCGATCTGATGGCGATCATTGATATAGCGATGAAGTTCATCGACGACGAAACGAACATGCCCCTGATAGCGCAGGGAGATCAGAGTTCGGAAATGACACAGACCGCAACTGGTATGTCGATGCTGATGAACGCTTCCAACGTGGTGTTCCGCAACGCCGTGAAGAACTGGGATGACGATCTGACGACCCCCACGATCCAGCGCGCATACGACTGGAACATGCAATTCAGCCCCAACGGCGATATCAAGGGCGATATGAACATCGAGGCGCGCGGTTCGTCCGTGTTGCTGGTGCGGGAAATGCAGGCCCAGAACCTTATGGCGCTTGCGATGAATTTCGCAGATCACCCGATCTTTGGTGGCATGACCAAGCATGTCGAGCTATACCGCGAGATCTACAAGGTTCACATGCTCAAGGCCGACCAGTTCGTGCTGACCGACGACGAGTTGAAGGAAGAAGCGGACAAGGCCGCCGAGAACCCGCAGCCGTCGCCCGAGGAAATAGAACTGACCGGCAAGATTAAGATGATCGAGGCCGAAGGCGGATTCAGACTGCAAATCGCCCAGATGGAGCGCGACGGTAAGATGATGGCGCTTGCGGAAGGCCGCAACGTCAGCCTTGAGCAGATAGCCGCTGAGCTTGAGAAGGTCAGGATGCAGATGGACAGCAAGGAACGGATCATCGCAACAGAGGTGGCCGTGCAGACCGCCAACCCTGATATGGGCAAGGGCGGAGGGTATATCTGATGGCTGGATACATTTCCCCGCACTGCCTCGAATGGGATGTGCTCAAGGAAGCTCTGGACGCGGACAGGGAGCGGTGCATGAAGCGCCTCGTCATTGGTGGCGAACGCAGCGACATGGACATGCTCAGGGGCCGCATACAGTTCGGCAACGATCTTTTGAAACTCGGTGTGGCACCAACGGAGCTTGACGAGCCTGTCTCGGATGCTTCCGGGGTGCCCATTGTGTTTGACTAGGAATTACCCGGCCGCTGGGCAATATCGCCCAGACGCCAAACAGGAGAACCGGAACGATGGCTGAAAGAGATACCGACCTACCGCCGCTGGACGACAATGATCGCCCAGACGTGGAGAGCGCAGACGCCGATTTTGACGCTGCGTTCAATGAATTCTCTGGCAGTGAAGACGACGCCGGTACGAACGATGACGACAATACCGAAACCCAGGCCGACGCTGACAAAGACCCAGCCGCGACCGCAGAGACAAACGAAGAAGATCCCAACCCGCTCTGGCTAAATGCGACGCCCGAACAAGTGGCCGCCTATAAGGACGCCACGAAAGGGCAACAGAGTTGGGACCGTGACCGCAAGTCGGTCGGCGGATTAAGTAGAGCACTTCAAGAGAGCCGCTCACAAACAGCCGCTTTGCAAGCTCGGTTGGAACAGCAGGACGTTAAGCCCGCTGCCGACCCCGCCGAAGAAGACGCTGACGCAGATCCCGAAGCAGACCCGAAGAAGGGGTGGGCCGATTTCGAAGGCGATTACCCCGAGATTGGTGAGCCGGTGGATGCACGTTTCGCGGCACTTGAGGCCAAGATGGATATGGTTACAGGCAAGGTGGATACGTTCGATGGCGCGTTCGCTGATCTCTCTGGTGAGAGACAGATAGCGTTCATTGACGAGCAGGAAGCCCAGATCTTAGCCGTTCACCCCGATTACTCAGCTATTCGGGGTTCGGACGAATTTATGGGATGGTTTGAAAACGCCCCGAAATACGTCCGTGATGTGGTCGAGAAGAACGCTGACTATACCCTCGACGGAAAAGAGGTTGCCCATATCGTGTCTACGTTCAAGGCAGAAATGGCCGAGCAGGGCTTGGATCTCCCTATCTATACACCCACCGACGAAGCTGACGCAGGCGACGAAGGTGATCCCCAACCAACGCCGTTAGAAGCGCAAAGACAGCGCCGGTTAAATTCGTCTACCGATATCCCCAGCAAGACTGGTGCGGCGGGCGACGGGCCGGGCAACAGCTTCGACAACGCTTTTGACCACTTCCAGCGCAAAAGTGACGAATTAGCTGGGCGCAAAACGGCATAACGAGAAAGACTACGCACATGGCTGATGGAACGACAACCTATGGCGATATCGGACAGCGTACCGCTGCCTGGGCCGCCAACGAAATGCTCTCATACGCCGAGCCCGTAATCGTGCTCGGTAAAATGGGAATGACGAAACCCATGCCGAAGAACAAGGCGATCTCGGTGAAATTCCGCCGTCCCGTCCCGTTCGCGGCAGCAACCGTGCCGTTGCAAGAAGGCATCACACCGACCGCGCAGAAGATGTCATACGAAGACGTTTCTGCAACCATGCGCCAGTATGGCCGCCCCATCGAGATTACCGATGTGGTTGACGATCTCTCGGAAGACCCGGTGCTCAAGGACGCATCGATGCTTGCGGGCGATCAGGCCGGGCTGACGATGGAAATGGTCTGCTACGGCATCGTCAAGGCTGGCACGAACGCCAGTTATTCGAACGGTTCCGCGCGCTCCAGCGTCAATACGCCGATCACCCTCGCCGGTCAGCGTGGCATCACGCGGTCGCTTTCCGCACAGAAGGCGAAGAAGATCACGCGCATCCTCGACGCTTCGACGAAATACGGCACCCAGTCGGTTGAAGCGGCGTACGTCGCCGTCTCTCATACCAACCTGGATTCCGACATTCGGGATCTGCCGGGCTTCCTCTCTGTTGCCAATTACGGCAGCCGGCAGCCCATCTGCCCCGAGGAACTGGGGTCGGTCGAGAGCGTTCGTTACGTGTGCTCGCCCGAACTGGTGCCGTTCGAGGACGCAGGCGGGGCCAAGTCTGGCAGCGGCACGGAAATGGTGTCGACCGCTGGGACCAGCGCCGATGTCTATCCCGTGCTCTACCTAGGTATGGAAGCGTTCGGTCATGTGCCGCTCAAGGGCGCCAACGCCATCAAGCCGATGGTGCTGAACCCCGGAACGCCGTCCAAATCTGACCCGATGGGCCAGCGCGGATACGTCTCCTGGAAAGCCTACTATACGGCGGTACGTCTCAATGAGACGTGGATGCAGCGTATGGAGGTGGCCGCGACTGCGCTGTAAAGCACAGGGCTAAACAGGGTCGGGGATTGAGTTCCCCGCCCTGATTTCTTCAACATCGATAAGGAAAACTGCATATGCAGCGCAATGGTTTCATCCACGGAACGGGAGCGGCACTCAACGTCTCTCTCGGTTTCATCCCCGAAGTTCTCGAACTTTTCAACCTCACGGACGGCACTCCCTTTCTGACCGCCTTCCTCAACCCCGTCATCGCCTTTACGAGCGGTGGCACAACCGAAATCAAGAAGGGCGACACGATCCGCGGACTGACGAGCACGACCGTCTCCGCCAAGATCCGTGAAGTCATCCTCGATTCCGGCTCATGGGCTGGTGGCGACGCCGCCGGTTGGTTTATCTTCGACGAAGAAGATATCTCCGGCGGCCTGTTCGGATCTGAAAACGCCGGGCTTAACGACAGCGGTACCAACGATGTCACCGTGGCGGCTCAGGTCGTCTATGGCATCACCACTGCTGCCGCTGCCGCATCGAGCGTTGCTCTCCTGCCGTACAAGGGCGACGAGAGCAACAACTACCAGAAGGGGTTCACGATCCCGTCTGGCTCTTCGACGAACGGCAAGCTGTTCGGCTATCGCGCATCGCGCAACGATGTCGGTATGCACCAGCCCGCCACGGTCGCCGGTGCGGAGCAAACGTCCGTCTGGTAACAGCCGTCTCTACGCTACCGTTGGTGTTCCGACACTAATG